TGGTGGTACTACGATGCCTGAACCGAATGCTTTGTTGTATTCATTTTTAAGATCAGTTGCTGGATCAGTAACAATGACTACCCATTTTGTATCAATGGTAAATGTCTTGGCTTCAGCATAGGGCATCCAACGTGTTAGTCCAACGCTGGCGCCAGTATTTGTTGAATTTGGTCTTACATAGACCATGCAGGGATTTTCTAAGGTAAGGGCTGCACCCTCTTTGACCACATCGCCAATTAGATCTTCGCCGGTTTGTAATCGAATCAATTTAATGTTCATAATAACTCCAAAAATGGCCGGCGTTTCCACCGGCCTTATTAATAATTTATGCTGCTTCTTTTTCTGTTAAAAGCTCTTTTTTCTGAGCTCGGATTGTTGGAATTGTTCCAATGCTAATCTTCTTAGGCTTCTTGTGTTCTGGAACAATCCTTTCCAATTCAATTGTTAACAACCCATTACGTAGGTTTGCATTCTTTACTTCTACCTCGTCATTTAGAGCAAAAGTACGAGTAAAGTCTCGGTTAGCTATGCCACGATGTACAAATTCGACTGTATCATCAGTAGCAATGCTGCCTTTTACGGTTAATTTGTTTTCGGCATATTCAATTTCAATATCTTTTTCATCAAAACCTGCAACAGCCAGTTCTATGGCATAGGTTAGATCGCCGGTTTTTGTAATGTTGTATGGAGGATATCCAGTTGAATTGCGTGTTACTGCATTGGCTAATTCGTTTAGATGATTGATGTGGTCATCAAATCCAACGAAAAATTTTTCAAAGTCCTTGAAGCCAGGACCAAAGGCTAATTGTGACAAAGCTGTCATGTGTTTCTCCTTGTTAAGCGAGTTAATAAATTGGTTATCCTTTCGGCATAACCAGGCAGTTTTAGACTTGCCCAGGTCTTAATATATATCTATTCGGGTGTTACTGTTTCAGCGTCAGCTACAGCTTTTAATAAATCTTCTTGCAATTTATCACGCTTAGCGTCAGGACGCTGATCTTCTGGAACCTGTGGAAGGCTTTGCTCACGAACTTTTTCAATAAGCGGCGCCACGGTTTCATAGGGTAATTTTGCCAGTGCCAAAAGAATGGCATTTACTTCGTTGATGCTTAGGTCTAATTTAATCATTATAAGTCTCCTTGACGTTGCGTTTTTTACCAATGTTGTATTTGGTCTGTAGGTTCCATTGATTTTTCTCATCAAAGTTTAGTATCTTGATCTGGCTCAATGGGGCCTGATCAGTATGTGTCTCGGCCTGTAATATAACCAACAGACCCCAATCAGCCAGCAATTTTGCTATGCTATTGCGTCTCTGTATGTCATTACGACTCAAATCTGTAGTTTTACCATCCAGAGCAAAAAGCTCTTTGAAATGTACTATGAAGTAATGTCCTTGTTTGTGAAGAATATGACAACTCTGATACAAAGTATTGTCTCGGCGACTGGCTACACCAATGCGTGTAAGCGTTTCGCGAATCTTCAGAAAGTCATCGGGCTGAGCCAGTTTAACTTCCAAGGGAATATATTCGAATGGTAGGTCCAGATTAAAAAAATCTTGGATCATTATGTTCCACCTTTATTCAATCGTTCTTTAATATACCTGAGCTGGTCTGCGTTTAATAGAGGTAATACCTGGCGGGCTTTGGTTATGCTATATCCATAGTATTCTTGTATTAAATCCAACACTTCAACCGGTTCGGCTTTTAACCACTTGTTGTATCTTTTGCGTGGTCTTATAGTATTTATAAGAAAATCGAATTGTAGCTGGAAGTCCAGATGTGATCTGGCATTCATTTCATTAGCATAGATTACTGTATCCGCTCCCATGCTCAGAGCTCTAAACACATAATAGGCTTCTTTCTTACACTGAGTCTCGTTGTCTTCGTTGACTAAATCAGTCTGATGCGCATTGATGGCATTGATTATGTCCCAGGGGCTGACTCTGGGCTTTTTGGTATCAATGACTTCAGCGACCTTGGGAGCTTCTAGCCCTAGGAGATCGCCCAGCATTATTTAAACTTTACAGCTGCCATGATTTCAGTCAGGCAAGCTACAAGATTTACTTCGGCATCAGCCACGAATGCTGCCTTGTATTGATAATCTGCCAGTAATAAAATCAATTGCGGAATGGTTTCAACCTGATCGGTTAAACTGTCATAGAGCTTTCTATAAATGGTAGCCGGATCATTGTCAATGTTATTTACCACCCATTGACGCATTTTCTTCCAGTCTTTGTCTTTAAGTGCATCGGTCAATTCTTTGGTATTGACATCAGCCAAGTTAACCAGAATACCTTCGTCAATGCTGCCACTTACACTGTAGCGTTGTAGCTCATTTAAGATTCTGCGATAATCAGGAAAGTGCTTTTCAATAAGCTTGGCCAGGATCTTGGGATCAGTGCAACTGACTGATTCTTGATTTAGTATATCCTGAACTCGTTTAAAGAATTGACCAGCCAGAGCAGGACGATCAGCCTTGGCTAATTTAAATTCAATTACCGTGGTTCTGCTATGCAGGGCCGGGATAATTTTATTCTTATAGTTACAGGTAAAAATAAATCGACAATTTTTACTAAACTCTTCGATAAAACCACGCAGTGCGGGCTGAGTACTTTGTGGATTTAAATAGTCGGCTTCGTCTAGAATGACTACCTTGGTCTTGCCGGCAAAACTAACCGTGCTGGCAAATCCCTTGATTTCATTCCTCAGAGTGTCAATATTACGTTCCATGGACGCGTTAATGACTATGTAATCACAATTTAATTCTTCACACAGAGCCTTGGCAATGGTTGTCTTGCCCATGCCAGCTCCACCACACAATAACATGTTGGCAATTTCGCCCTTGGCGACAAATTGCTTGAAGGTTGTCTTCATGCTCTCTGGGAGAATACAATCGTCAATGCGATGCGGACGATACTTTTCTACCCAGAGAAACTGTTCGTTATTTGCTTCCATAATATATGCTCCAGATTAAACTGCTGAGGTTGGATCAAGTGCTAACCAATACTGTGGCACCTGAGCATTTTCAGATTTAAAGTGAAGGAATTTTTTCTTACTCAAAGTAACTGTATATGATTCTGGTAATACACGTAAATTTTCTGTGGCTAATACTGCATTGAATTCTAGATCAGTTGCACCAAGAACTTTGCTTTGCTTCATGCTATTAGCTTTATCACCAACATGCATAGCAAATACACCATTTTTAGCTTCAAAGATAATGGCTTCTGCTGCAGTAATAGCTGCTGCCTTGGTAATCATGTTAACATCATCAGCAGTTAATTTAAATTCAAAGTGGTTGTCTAGCTCAATATTTTTGCCAGCTGGTGGAGCAATAATAACACTAGGATCAGCATAGCGATATTCAAAAGTACTGCCATTATTTTTAATGGTTAAACTCTTTTCGCCAAACTCAACTTCCTGGTCGCCCATGTAGCTTAACAAATCCAAAAGACTATTTAAATTGTACACACATACTTCAACTGGGAATGTATCTGGCACAGTAGCCTTGGCAAAAATGCTTTGCTGCGGACTAAGAGTGGCTAATTCATTGCCTGGATAGATGCGAAGATTATTGCTAATGGTAGCAAAATTCTTTAAAATATTAATACTTTCTTTACTAATTTTCATTACAAAACTCCTTCTTGTTTATCAACATTACTATTATATGTTTTTGGACGTATTCTGTCAATAACTTTTCTAAGATTTACGGCCAAATCTAGAATAGTTCCATCATTATGGATTACATAATCCTCGCCAGAACTGATCCAGGCCCATTCACTGCTATGTACTGCTGGATATGAACTCAGCATAAGTTCTGGATTATTATTACGAGCCGTGTCCCACCAGACTGGTAATGGACCACGCTGTAGTCTGACAATGGTTCCGCCTGCATCTTTGATGGCATGGATTTCATTGGCAAAACGGACATCACTGATGACTACATTATCTTTGGTCTGCATTAATTTTCGTTCTAGACTGGCCACCCAGATGTCGTTGCTAAAGTTATCACGACATACATCGGTGCCAAAGAACTGGAGGACCCAACGCGGGGTAAGGTGAGGGATACCCAAGCGTTCGGCCCACCAGTCATCGACCTCTTCTCTCCAGGCTCGGCTTTCGGCGCTGAGTCCCTGAAGTAATTCTCGATCCCAATGGAATATTTTACTTACGGCGTCTTTGAGCGTATTGGCAAAACTATCACGCTTAAATCCAAAATCATTTACTAACAGATCTGCTGCGGTGTCTTTACCAGATCCAATCAATCCTACAAATCCAACTATCATCTACATATATCCTTCTTGTATTTGGTTATCCAGTCCTTTTCCCACATGCACGCATACGGATCATCTTTGATCCAATCTTCTTTAGACCAGCGATCAAACTTTGCCTGCCGCTCTGGGCTATGAAAACTGGGCTTAGGTTTGGTGGTAATTTTATTCACCACCCATTCGCCTGCACTATACACCGCAGTAATCGGCATAGGGTTTATGGTGTCGGCTACCACCAGGACTGGATAAACCAGGAGCAGCACTGCCAGTGCTGCTGGCAGAGCTAACTCTTTGATTTGATTAGGCATCTGGACTCATGCCCGCTGCCGAGAACTGGCGCGTTGGGCTCTGGGTTATATCTATATTAACCTGGCCAAGATCGCCTGTGCTAGGCTGTTTCTGAGTGTCCTGTTCATATTCTGGCATGCTAACCTCTTGATTATCTTCGGGTTTTCCTACCTTGTTATACAGGTCCATGAACGCGGATTTTGTCTCTTCGTCAAAGCGATTAATACATAATTCAATGGCCTTGGTTCGGTTCTTACGGAACATGCTAAAGGCCTTGACGATATGAATCAACCTACGCGTAGACACAATCTCATCTACACCACCTTCGGTAAAGGTTTTACGAATAATATCCGCCCAGGTAACCAGTGTGTCGGCAAATTCATTATCTACTACATTGAGCTCAGTCATCTTGTTCATGATGATCTCTTTTTCTACTTTAACGCCTGGGAATTCTTGCTCAACCGTAATGGCAAACCGCTCTAGGAATGCTTCGTCAAGAATCTGAGCAGCAATAAATCTGCCATCATCCGTTCCACGGCCTTTGGTATTAGCAGTAGCTATAATATTGAAGCCCGGTGCTGGATGAACTACTTCGCCAGTCTTTTTATTAAAGTATGGCTTGCCTTCCAGTATGGCCTGTAAACACATGAGCTTGTTTGAACCACGGTCACATTCGTCAATGAGCAATACAGCGCCTCGCTTCATGGCCAGCAATACCGGACCTTCACGATAAACAATATTACCATCGACAAGAGTATTACCACCAATGAGATCATCTTCGTCGGTTTCTACAGACACGTTGACTCGAACACATTCGCGTTTTAGATCTGCACAAACCTGCTCCACCATGGTAGTCTTACCATTACCGCTCAGACCAGTAACAAACACCGGATAGAAAATGCGGCTCTGAATAATACTCTTCATGTCCTTGAAGAAACCAAAGGGAACATAGTTACTATCTCTAAGGGGGATCATGTCATCCACAACTGTCTCCAATTTTTTCTGTCTAACCAGAGGCACTACGGCCATGGCTGGTTGGGGTACTTCTATTTGCTGTTTAGGTTTAAGATCATAAGTGCCTCGGCTGACCTTAAATTCAGCTGAGTCAATGATAAATCTTGGATACGGTAAATTTTTGCTGACTGCAAATTCTTCTACCTGACGGCGAGTAACTATCTCGCCATGTTTGCTACTCAACTCAGTTAAGAATTGATCTTGTTCAGTTCTACTCCACTTGCTCATAATATAACTCCTCACCAGTTAATTAATTATACTTGTATTATATAGGAACGATGCTTGTTGTCAAGCATTTTAGGCAATCATTTTAATGAACCGGTTCAATAATACACGATTCAGAACCTTGCCCTTTTGCATTTTTCTAAATGCTCGGCCTATGTCTTTAACATCTGCATCATCGGCTACTTCAAATTCATCATAGATGGCTAGATCATTTTTAACTATGTAGTATTCGTTATAGCCGGCCTGAGTCAGTATGGCTACACGATCACGTTTAAATTGTTCCATGATGCGTTCTTCATGCAAGGGTTGAAAATCTTTGCCCTGAATTCTTAATTCTGCTTGAACCGTCCCTCTAACATTATTGGTTAGATAAAAGCCAACTATGTTACAACCAGTAACGGTTCTCATCATTTCCAACAGAGCCACGTTTAGAGACTTGGCAGCTTGACGCCCCTTGACCTGCACCTGATTCTTGGTGCGGTTATCAGTAATGTATGTATTACTATGTGAGCCTGATTCTACATAGCCATAGCGGGTTTCACCGCCATCAGCATAATAACCATTGGCAACTTTAATACACTGATCACTCTCACCATCGGTTAAGATAACCATGTTAACAATCTCTGCTCCTGTACGAGCCTTGAAGCGTTCAAAGATGTTACGACTTAATAATACTGTGGCATTTAATGGTGTACTGTGCAGGTGCTCGCAGGCTGGCATGCTGTTGGACCAGTCATAGTCATATTCAAAACCTGGGCCACCACGGCCTCGGTTATTAGTCCAGGTCTTTTGAATCATGCACAAGTTACCCACCATCTTTTTATAATCGCTGGCACTCATGTTATTGCTAAAGTATTGCTGTAGTCTAAAATCATTATCGGTTATGATCAATTGACCATCAACATGAGCACCTCTTCTTAATGTAGCCTGTTCCTGATAGATTTTGGTTTTACTGTCATCCTGCCAGAACACTCGGTTGTCATTGGTAAAACCATACACCTCAAATGGTATGTTGACCTTGCGACAAAATTCTACCAGGATTAGTATCTGCTCTATGACGCCGGCAATATGCGTGCTCATGCTACCTGACATATCATAAAACATTACCAGCCCATGATTTTTACCCTTGGGGATGCTGGTAACTTTTAGGAATAAGTCTTCGCTAAATTTATACTTGAACAACTGATCCACATCAATCTCACCAGACTTACTTACCTGAGCTCGGCTCAGTTGCTGAGCATTACGACGCAGCTCAAATTCTTTGACCAGATAATTAATGAATTTAAGATTTTTTAATCTAAATTTAGCATACAACTCACCACGACGGGCTTCTTGCTCCGGCGTAAATTTATGAAGATCCAGTATGGTCTTGTAGTTCCAGACATAGGGATTGGCATCATAACTGCCCAGGGTATAGTAATTGAATGGCAGAGACTTTTCGTCTAGTAATTCAGTTTCACGATCTCGGAATGCCTTGTCAGTAATACTTTCTGGACTGTGCATTTGCTGAATTTTTTCTGCCAGAGACTGGGATTCATTTTCAGTTAGATCTAGGTCTAATTCGTCCTGATCATCACCCTGACCTTGTCCATCTTGATCTTCAGTTTCTTCAAATTCTAATAGATCACCTTCGGCTTTCATCTGTTTGTCTTTGAGCTCATCTTCGGCCATTTTATACAGACGCTTGGCAAGCTCAACTACTTGTTCCCAGGTCTCCATTTTGCCAATCTCATTGACTAGTACTGCTTCTTCAGGGCTAAACTCCACGGCTAAAAAACTGCCTAGCTTAAAGTGTAGGTTGACACGGTCAATGAATAATAAATCGTTCAGATCCGAGTCATTTACTCCAAAGAAGTCTTTATCAAAGAGCTCTTTATAGGCCTGATAAAAGTTCTTTTTCAGCCCAGGATACTGACGCTTGACCAGTTTTTCAATGCGAGCGTCTTCTAGTACATTAAGGAAACCTTTAAAGTGATTACCATAATCTTTATCCATGACGCTGTCATGCCAGCCTTGGCTTGGTGTATAAAGAGCATGACCTACTTCATGACCAGTTAATAGGTCATAAAGATCCGTGCTCATGTCTTTCCAGATTGGTAATGCCAGAAGCCTATTTTTAGTATCAAAATAAGCGGTAGGGATATTTTTGTGCTGAACCGTTAGGTTCTCTTTGGCCAGGAGTCTGGCTAGAATGCTTTTACTTTGCTTAATATCCATATAAGTCTCACCTTATTAATATAACAACCATTATATAGTAACCTGTCTAAGAAGTCAAGCTTTATAGTCATAATTTGGGAACCTGTCTATAAAACTTAATTTCATAGGCATATTAGTCCCAGTAATTACCACCTGCTGCGTAATAAGAATTGGTCTTAACACCGTCCATCCAGGCCCAGGGACCTTGGTTTAACTTATCCATGACCTGACGGTTCATCCATTGCATAGCATGGCCTGCTGACTCTGCTATAACTTTATGTGTTTCTGAGCCTACTTTAAAATAGTATACTTGTCTTTTCATCTTGGTTTCCTTTTTAATTATCATACAAGTATTGTATAGAAACGATTCAAAAAGTCAAGCATTTTAACTGTCTAAAAAATAGACAATTTTTAACTCTGATCAACCTTATATTATAGCAGAAAACGTAGAAAAAGTCAAGCTACTAACTCATTGATTACTAAGTACTTTTTAAATATGGTGCTCTCAACGAGAATCGGACTCGTGATTCGTCCTTACCAAGGACGTGTTATGCCACTTAACTATGAGAGCCAAACCTAGGCCTTGTTTAGCCACCAGTCTTCC